GATTTCGAGCTGGCGTTTCATGCGCTCCTGTTCTGCCGGTGGCAATGTTCCGAACTTATCGGACAGGATGAACTGGTCCAGCTTGTTGCCGCGTTCATCCAGTTCCTTCTTCTCTGCGATTACTCGTGCTTGCTGTGGTAGCATAGTTTTAGTCTTTCGTTGTGCCCTAACCCGTCAGTGGAGCGAAAGCGGCGGGCGACCGCCTTCGCAAATTCAACGTCTCTTGTCCGCCGCTTCGCTCACTTCTGCGTTAGGCGTATGGATCGCCCCACTCTTCGTAAGCGCGGTCGTCATATTCGCCCATGTCACATTTCACTTGGTCATCGCAGTTATCGCAAAGACCGTTTCGGCGGAAGTCGAAGCTCTCGACACCACCCCAGAATTGTCCGCATAGATAGCAGTAGCCTGCATCGTGCGCATGTTCGGCACAGACCCACTCGCTCGGTTCGTCATCTTCCGGCAGGTAGCACGCCGAGCCTTTTGACCAGCATCCATCCTTTGCGCATCGGTGGGTTTTATGTTTGAGCCACGAAATGAAACGCCTAACAAGCGGATGCAGGTCAACAGCCGCCGAGCCTTCAGTTTTCGATTGGTCTGCTTGCATATTTATGGTTTGGGTTCACGCGGCGGCTGTGCCTGATCCGCAGCGTTTGGCGACCAGTCGGGCGTCGTGTCCACGTAGGCGAGCTTTCTGGCGATGATGTCTTTGCCGATGTCGCATAGATCGCCAATGCCGTGATACATGTATTCACAGCAGCCATCGCAGTTACCGAGGTGTTGTTGCATCTCGTGCCAGGCATTGCAGAAGTTGATTTTGGTTTCGTTTTGCAGGCGGAGCAGGTTCGCCGAACAAGGCGCTGCACCCGCAACTGCCGCCCGCGTTTTACGTTCAATGGTCGTTGTCATTTCGTCTGGTCGGCTGTCGCTCATCCCGGCCGTTGGGCATCACTTGAGTTTTGCAGCTTTCTCGGCTTGGCTGTTGATGACGAACAGGCAGCCTTTGAGTTGTTCATAGTATGATTCACTGCGTTGCGGATTCAGTTCGGCCAGCCGTTGAGCCTGGCGTATTACGCGCATGGCGTCGCGCTGGAGTTCCAGCAGTTCATCGTAGTTGTGCATTGATTTTTTGAGCGCGATGATCTCGATGCTGCAATCCAATTCACCGCGCCCGTTGCATTCAGGGCACGTGATAGTTCCACGTCCCTGACATTCTTCGCACTGGCATTTCATATTTGTTTTTTGCGTTCTACGTGATGCCCAACCATGCGCTGAGCTTGGGTCGTTAGCGGTCATTCGCGTTTCGTCAGTAACTATGCCCGGCTCCAACCGTCCCGAGGGCGCCCTTCTGCACGTGCCGAATGCCGGCCTTGCTCAATCCCTTCAGGCAGTCAATCGGGTCTTTGCAGGCGCCTTTCAGCCCGTCCACCCCCGTGAACGTCCGCAAGGCCCAGATCGTGTTCACGCACGTGCTGGCGATATACCACTTCGGACAATTCATCGGGTCCACCGGCTGGTTGGGGTCCCAACCCGTGTTGATCCACTCGTTCACCCACTGCTTCCCCTCCTCCACACTGCAATCCGGCCCCGCCCGGAAATCCAGCCCCGGCGCCTGGCGCTTGCCATCACGGCCCCGGATCGGGTCGCCCATGTGGTCTATGAACGTGCGGCTGTCTTCATCACTCGGCACGCTGGTGCCCGCCGGCCTCGGGTCCATTTGCCGGTCAAACACCTCAAAACTCTCGAAATGCTCCGGCGTGCGCTGGCGCTCACCCAGCCGCCACCCGCCATCAGCCGTTCGCTCCCACCCCTCCAGCTCGTAAATCAGCCGCTTGTAATCGTTGAAACTTTTCCCGCCCCCGATGGTTTGCGCCGGGCCGGCCTTGCCATCCGGTTTCTCGCCGGGCACCGCCCAGTCCCCTTCCGCCGCGCTCGGCCATTCCAGGAACGTCCACTTCACCCCCTGCGCATCCACCCCGGTCCAGTTCATAAACCAGTTCCGATCCCCGTGCGGGTCCACCCACTGCCACACTGTCAACGTTTTCAGCGGCGGAATCCGTTCCGGGGCCACAATGTGAACGTCCCCAAAGTTGGGAAACGCCTTTCGGGCCAGCTTTGTCGGCCACCCCCACAACCGTTCCAGCGCAAATTCCAGCGTTGACCCCTGCACGCTTTCAATGATGGCCGATACTTTCGTGTAGGGATTGAACATCGTGGGCAACACCACGGCGAACCTTCGCCCGCCGCCCTGACCGCTCTCCACGACCAGCGGCAGGTGGCCCGGCGGACACCCCTTCACCAGCTCCTTGCGCTCGGGCAGCAACCACCGCCCCCAGCCCCACGTCCGCTGCCACCAATCCCATTCCACATCCCGCGCCGGAATGCACTCGATGATGCGCCCGCCCTCGATGTATTCCGCCACCGTGGCCGTGTAACCCCCCACCGGCGTGAAGCCCCCCAACATCACCCCGCCCTTCTTATGCACCCGGAACCGCAACGTCTTGAGCAACGACGCGGGCGCCTCCTCGTCCCACGTGGCCATGTCCGCCTCACCGCCCTCCACGCTGTTTGGGTCCTGCTGGTAGCCCTTGTAGGTCGGAAACAACGCCGTCGCCATGTTGGGCAGAATGAAAATGTTCTCGCTGAACCCCGTCGCCGGGTTGAACGAGATTTTTGCGTTCCCCAGCCGCTTCACCTTCCGCAACGCCGGCGGCAGATACCGATACATCGCGCGCTGAATGTAGCGCACGCTCGTTTGTTCGTTCTGCGAGAAGCAGCGCACTTCACTGTTGGGCCTCTCCACCAGCATTTCCATCGCCAGCTTGGCCTGATAATCCGTCTTGCCCGAACCATTACCGCCCAGCCCCAACACGTCATTCGCCGGCTTCCGCTGCCGCCACCCAGCTTCCACCAGGCTGATTCCAAACCGCCCCGGCACATACGTCCCCGCCAGCAACTCACGGATGATTTTCACCGGCGGCTGCTCCCACCCGTAAATCAGCGGGTCATGCGCCTCGCGCGCAATGGCCTCCTCGCGCTTGCGGTGAAACTCATTCACCCACGCCGGGCCGCGTGCCCGCCCTTGGGCAATGATCCACTCCAGCGACGGCAACGGCGCCGTGGGCCAGACCGTCCACGTCCACGCCCCCACCTTCACCTGGTTGTCATCGCGATCCGTGTGCATCGCTTCGTTCAGTCCCCAATTTTCGGCGGCTTCACGCCCGCGGCCCTTTGCCGCAGCGCAATAATGGCGCTGTTGGCCTTGCGGCTCGCCAATTCCAGTTCATTCAGCAACCGCATGGCCTCCTCGGGTTGCGGCTCCGTCCACAACTTTTCCAGCGCCTCGCTCATGTTCCGCGCTTGGGCCGCTGCTTCTACAATCAATGCGTCATTTGTCATGGTCACTCTTTTTCCGCACACAGTTCACCTTGCCCCAACTCGTTCTCCACCCGCCCCCGCCCCTCCGACAGTGACACCGGCTCCGCCGGCGGCTCATCCCCAGGACGAGGCTGCCAAGGGTCCAGAAACCGGCACCACTCCCGCACAAACACCAGGCTGGCATCCACGTCGCTACGCCCCTCGCGCTGCTTGGCGATGAAGGCATTCATCCGCCGAAAATGTTTCTGCCACTCGATTTCCGGCCCGTTGTATTCGCAACTGCACCACTCCCGCGGCACCCCGGTCAGCTTGCGCAACCACTGCATGTCATCACTCTCCGCGTCCTCCGGGTCGGCAATCTTCGGCCGCCACAGGAAAATCACGATGTCCGCGTCCTGCTCAATCTGGCCGCACTCGCGCAAGTCCGACAGCATCGGACGCCGTTTTTTCTCGCTGGTCTCGATATTGCGATTCATCTGCGCGCACGCCACCACCGGCACCCCCAACTCCATCGCCAGCGCCTTCAGCCGCATGGACACCTGCCCCATTTCCTCCACTCGGTCCATGCGGTTTCCCCGCGTCCGCAGAAAGAGCAATTGCACGTAATCCACGATGATGAGCTTCACCCCATGCTTGCGCACCATCCGGCGCGCCTTTACCTCCAAATCCTCGATGGCCATGCGCGCCGTGGACTCAATCCACAGGTTGCCCTTGCTCAACTTGCCCGCCGCCGCGATCAGCCGCGGCACGTCCCCTTGAATCAGAAAGCCGTTGCGCATCTTTTCCAGGTTCGCCCGGCCCAGGCTAAACAACTGCCGCTCGACCATCGAAATACCCGTCATCTCCAAACTGAACACCGCCACCCCATGCCCCTCCTGCAACGCCGCGTGCTCCGCAATCTGCATCACCATGCAGGATTTCCCATCACCCGGCCGCCCCGCCACCACCACAAACTGCCCGGGCGCAAACCCCGGGATGATGTTGTCCAGATACCGCAGCCCCGTTTGCGGCCCGTCCTTGTATTGCCGCCCGCGCCGAAACCGCTCCTCCATGCGGTCCAACGCCTGCCGCGTCAGTTCCTTCACGTGGACCGCCGCCGATTTTACCGCCGTATTCCCAATGGCCAGAATATCGCGCTCGTGCTCGTCCAGTATCGTCTGCACCGACCCCTCTGCGCTGTAAATCCGCGCCGCACTCTCCGCGCACACCCGCAACAACCGCCGCGCCAGCCACTTCTCCTTCACCACCTCCGCGTAATAACTCACGTTCCCCGCACTCGGAACCAAATCCATCAACGACGACAGGTAGGCCAGCCCGCCCACTTCTTCGAGCTTTCCCGCGTCCTTCAGCGACTGCTGAAGCGAAATGATCTCCACCGGCTTCTTGGCGTCATGCAACGCGCCCAGCGCGTCGTAAATCATTTTGTGCCGCAAATCGTAGAAAACGTCCTCCGCCTCCAAATCGGCGCGAATGTCGTCCAACACTGCTGGATTCCACAGAATGCAGCCCAGCACGCCCTGCTCCGCTTCCGTGGAATGCGGTGGCAGGCGGTCAGCCGTCATCTCCCGCCGCCGCGCCGGCTTCAAACCAGGAATGTTTTCGGATTCCATCATTCAATGCCCTCCGCCAGTTGCTCATCCAGTTGTTTCAACCGTGCTTTTTTGGCCTTCAAATCCGCCCGCAGTTCGGCCAACCGCTCGTTGGAAAGCTGGTTCAAGTCCGTATCCGTGTCGGGCCTCACCGGATGGTTTTCGACCGCGGCCCGCAGTTTTTTCGCCTCCTGCTCCAACGCAATCCGACTCGCCACCCCCGTGCCGTTTTTTTTCTGCCCACCAATCAACGACGCATCCGCAAAGGAAGAAGGCCCGGTGGTGAACTTCGCCAGCGCCCGAGACAATTCGCTCCGCCAGTCAGAGATCGGAATGCACACCCCTGCCCGGCCCTGCCGTTGCCACATGCCGGTTTGCGGATCGCGGGTGGCGTCGTAGTAGCCCCACTGCTCGGCAATCTCCGCCCGGCTGTAACCCGCCCCATTCTCCTCGCAGAACTTCACCGCCATCTCCAAAGTGATCGGACGCGGCGGCGCCTCTCCCTCTCCTTCTCCATATACTCCATCTCCTACTGTGTCCGTTCGGTGTCCGTCTGGCTGTCCGTTCGGTGTCCGTTCGGTGTCCGTTCGGTGTCCGTCTGGCTGCACATAATCGAGCAATTCAATGACCTTGCCATACTGCCCAACGTCATGCCGCCGGATGATGTCCGACTTCTCCAGTTCCACCATGAACCGCTCGACGGATTCCCGCCGCCAACCCCATTCCTCGGCAAGCCCCTTGTTGGTCCAGATCACCCAGCCAGCCTGGTAGGCGATGGTAAGCCCGCGGTTGTTGGTCCATTCGCCCGCCTCGGTGTTCGCCTTCACGAAAAGATCGGCCAGCGCATGCGCCGCATCGTATGGCTTCTTTTTCCATACCGACAGGGATGCCACGCCACGGGGCATCAGAACGTGACCCGTGAGGTCGCTGGCACTCGTCGCCGGAGTGAAATCAAAGTCCTTCATCGCGTGCCGTCCTTTGCACCCACGCTCCGCCGTGGTTGAGCTTGAACCAATAGAACCGCCCACGCGCCCCGCGCAGCCCCAGCCGCTTGCGAGCGCGTTCCAAGCGCGTCTCCCACCGCCACGCCCTCGGCCCCGTCAGGCGACGCTGGAGCGTGTTTAGCTTGATTCGATGCCATGTTCGCCCCTCAGCCATTCAAGGTGTCGCTGCCGCGCCGCGCGTTCCTACGCTGCCGCGCCGCGTTTTTTTGGTGGGATGAGAAATGCGCGCCTGCCTGAACTGAGCGCGGTGCCATGACCGAATGAAAGAAGCTGACGTTCATGTGTTGGTCCTCAATTCCGCCGGAGCCGAACCGGCCCCCTGCGATAAATTTTGCGACCCTGTGAAACCATTGCCATTTTCGCCCCCGGCGCCGGGCGCAACCCCCCCCGCCCCCCTTTCCGACTCCGCTCCCGGTCGCGCCCCAGCACATGCCGGCTTTGGAAGATCAGCCGACAGCGGCAGTCCATCCGTATCCGGGACGTGTCCACAGACATTCGGACACTCCGAAAAGCCCGGTTTCGCGACACTAGCAAGTGATTCGGAGTCAATTGGCCGCACCTCCGCCTGGATCGGGATCGCCGCTGACCGCCAGAACTGCTCAATCTCAGCCCGTCCGGCGCCCACCCTTTGTTCCACAATCTCCGTCGGCGCACCGGTCAGTAGCTGGACCTTTTCCACGGTGATGCCCTGGGCGGTTGCCACGCTCCTGATCATCCCAGCGAGATCCATGCTCACCTCGCCCGCGGCGGCGCGGTCCAGCAGGGCATTCAAAACGATGCTGCTTTTCTCGGCAGACTCGCCGACGAGCCGCAAAAGCCTCTCTTTCTGTGCGGGTATTCGTCCCGTCCGCGACAACCATTCCAACCGGTGGGGGATGGTCCTCCGATCTACACAGCACTCGCGTTCGATTGCCCGGTCGCTGAACCCAAGCAGCCGCATCGCCCCGACGCGCAGGTTCACTTGCTCATCATCCGACCGCACGCCCGTGTAACGCGCCGGCTCCGGCAGCGACTGGTCTCGAATCGGCACGTCTTCCCGATGCCGCTCAAAAAAATCCGGCTGGCTCAACAAATCCTCAGCAACCTGAGCGCAGGTCTGCGAAAGATTCTGGATTTCGCCGCTCATGATGCTTCCCTCCGCAGCTTGCAACGCGCCGCCAACGCCTCCACGTCCCGCACTGGGATGCGCAGTTCGCCCCCTGGTGCTCGCCATGCGTTGGGGAACTCATCGAGATGATCCCGCACCCAATCCACCGAAAAATCCAGCCGTTCAGCCACCGCCCGCAGCCCCCAGTGCCGCTGATTCGTAAAACCAGCCCGCTCCAGCGTCGCGATCGCCTCCTGCACGCTCACGCCACCCTCCTGATCTGACCGGATGAAAAAAGCATCGGCAGCCATGTATGACGCCGCCGGTTACGGTTCCGCGAAAAACGCAGATCACGGCACACCGTGGATGGTTGGCGCGCGCCAAAAACCTCGCGACCCACGCGAACCAGCACCCAGGCGAACCACGCCCCACAGGCCAGGAACATCCACTTCATACCCCAGCCTCCTTAAAATCCACCGGGATGCTCACCCGGCTGGCCAACTGCCGCGCCCGGAGCGCGGCCTTTTGCGCTTTCGCATGACGCGGGCAAATGCCGTGGCTCTCCCCAGGCGCAGGCGGCTGGCCATGCTCATGCTGGCACCACGCACACACGCCCACCGTCCCGTCCGGCTTGACATACTGCCACGCCGGTAACGTCCGCCCGAGCATCTGGCCGGCCACCTCCTGGCATACAATTTCCGCGTTGCCCAACAGCGTGGCCTCAACGAGCCAGCGCCGCGCATTGCACTCAGCCACCAGCCACGCGATAAAACTTTGCGCCTTCAGAACCGATTGGCGCAGCTCTAGGTCCGTCAGGACTTGGTGGCTCATGTGGATTCCTTGGTTGTGGGGTTCTTCCGCAGGCGAGCATCCAGGTAATCTCCGACCACCCGGCGCGCCAATTCACTCGCCTCCAGCCGCTCGGCTCGCGCCACGCGGTTCAGCTTGCGCTTGAATGACGTGGTGGACCGGAAGCGGACCAGATTGCCGAGCTTTGCCATGCGCCACGTTGTAGCTACATTGGCACCCCACGTCAAGCCCTTTATGCAAAATAATTGTTGACTGGCTCGCTTGGGCGTGGCACATTGTAGCCACAACGGTCGGGGTGAGCGACCCGGCCCAAAAGACGCATGAATTGCAACCAGAGCGCGATGGCCGGGTTCGCTCCAACCCGTGGTTCGAGCGTCCGGTCAACGACTTACAAACAATCGCAAAAAAAGTGAAAATAAACCTTGTGCATACGCAACCGCTTGTGTATAGTGTTTGCAGTTGAGGGCCAGTAACCCGAGACAACAAACAAAATGACAACACGCAAAATAAACCAACTCCTCAAGCCCGGTCGCTACAGTGTCCGCACCATCGCTGGCACGGTCACGCTCTGCCAAACCTACATGCACCACGCGGACGCTCCGGGCGGTGTCGCAAAAATACAATATGCCTCGCTTGAGCGGCTGCTGGCCTGTGGCTGCTACGAGCAAGCTCTGCTCAGTGCCCTCGACGGCGCGGACAACAACGACCCGCTCAACGGTGAGCGCATCGCCCAGCTAAAAACCGTGGCAGGCCCAGAGGGTCAACGCTGGATGGAGGCCCACAATGCCAAGTAAAAATCCTGCGGCAGTCGCGCTCGGCAGACTCGGCGGAAAGGCCGGGACGGGCGCGGCCAAGGCGCGAACCTCCGATCAAGCGCGGGCGGCAGTCGCCGCTCGGTGGGCAAAAACCAAACGCAAACCCAAGCGCACCGCCCGGCGCTCGAACGAGAAAGCTGACCGAAGCGGCGGTCAGTGACTCTCGAATACAAAACTGGCGCGGCCCGCCGCTTTCGGTCCAGCGCCTTGTTGGACGATTTATGACGATACTCAACTGGCACAAACGAAATCCGGGCGCAGTCGCTCGCAAACCGGCGACGTGCTTCGTGTCGAACGATCCCAAAGCCGAGACGGTGCAAATCCGCGTGACTGACTGGCAGGGCCGACACCTGAACCTCGACATGGGCGTGGCCGAAGCGCGAGACATCCGCGCACAACTCGACCACTGCTTGGCGCGGTTCTGTTCGTCCAACATCAACAATAACCCGGTCCACACAGGAGAAAACACATGAACACCAAGACCGCGCAGAATCACCTCAGCCCCCACCTTTGCCGCCAATTGGCGGTTGATTTCACCGAATCCGCCAAACAAATGCTGGCGATGAAGCGGCGCGCCACCACGCCGCACGAACGCCGAAAATGGCGCGCCGACCTGCGCTCAGTTGCAGGGTGGCGCGAATACGCGATTGCCCTCGCCACGGGTTACACTGACTTGTAAGCCCTATGACCCCTCTTGCATTGCCGCCGCCCTGTGGCACAGTGTGGCACAGGGCCAAGACCAATGTCTTTCGATTCCGATGCGACGACGATTTCAAGGAACGCCTGGCCGCCGTGGCCAAATTGGAACGCCGCGACCCCTCCGACCTTGCCCGCCTTATCTTGGAGGACTACATCGCCGACCAGGAAGCCCGACTGACGGGAACGCTGCACGACGGCCCTGCCCCTGCATTACCCACTGCGACAATTAACCGCCGCGTCCATTATCGGCGCAAATGAAACTGACCTTCACCCACGCCGGCGTCGCGCGGACGCTCAACAAGCACCCGCGCATCCAAGTTGCGCTGCGCCGCGGCCAGATCGGCGACGCCGCCGCGCGGCGCACCGCTTGGTTCCTGCGCGTCACAATGGATGGACGCGAACGCACCTTCCGCCTGCCAGCCAAAGACGCCGACGCCATCCGCGCCGCCAAGGACATCCTCAACGGCGCCCATACCAACCCCACGTTGTTCAGCGCATGGGTCGCCGCCGCGCAAACTCGTAAGGGTATCACCATTGGCCAGCTTGCCGCCGAATGGTTTGCTACTGGCCTGCCATTTTCCAAAGTCAAACCCCGGACCATTGCCGCCGCGGCCCGCCTCCGCGCCGCCCTCGAACGCTGCCTTCCATTCTGGTCCAACATTGCCGCCGCCAGCATCACCCCCGACCGCCACGAGGATTTCGTAGC